TAAAATCCATTATATCAAATCAATGACACCGTTGCCAGAGTTATTAAATGGTGAAGCATTACAAAACCCTATAGAAGTTAGAAAGTATAGTGTATCAGAAACACCTAGAAAAGGTGTAGGTGGTAAAACTTATGCAGAAAAAGAATATTCAGTTTTTAGAGGCAGTCAAAGAGTACAGGCAGCCATTAGAATGGGTTACACCCATATTGAAGGAGTTATATTAGATGAGTGACGCTTAGGGATCCCAAACTTATAAATAGATATATGACAGTATATCACAAACACCACATTGTTCCTAAACATATGGGTGGAACAGACGAACCAAGTAATCTAAAAAAGGTCACTATAAAACAACATTCAATAGAACATAAAAAGTTATATGAGAAATATGGAAGATGGCAGGATAAGATTGCATATCAAACATTATCAGGACAAATGAGTTGTGCAGAGGCGATTAAGATGACACAGATATTGGCTAATTCTGGACCCAAAACAGGTAAGAGGTTAGAGGCGTCTATAAACAATTTAAAAATAGCAAGTGAGATGAACAAAGGTAAGAAACGACCAGAGAAAACAAAGAAACTCATCTCAAAGGCCAACAAAAAATATTGGGGTAATATGCCTAATAGACCGTGGCAGATGAAGTCATATGTAATTGACGGAAAAGAATATAAAGGTTTAGAAGAAATAATGAAAACATTTAATATAAAATCATATCCAGCGTTATACTACAGATTTAAAAGTAATAGTAAAAAGTTTTCTGGTTGGACAAACACAGGGAGTTTTAAAAATAAATAATGTCGGATAATTATTTAGGAAATCCCAACCTCAAAAAGGTTAACACACCACAAGAATTTACTAAAAAAGAAATTTTAGAATATCAAAAGTGTGCTAAAGACCCTATCTATTTTATGACCAAGTACATTCGTATTGTGTCACTAGATGATGGTCTAGTACCTTTTAAAATGTACGACTTTCAAAAACATATCGTAAGGACAATCCATGACAATCGTTTCACAATTTGTAAACTACCTAGGCAGTCGGGTAAATCTACCACTACTGTATCATATCTATTACATTACGCCCTATTTAATCCTAACTCTAATATTGCTATTCTAGCAAACAAATCATCTACTGCTAGAGATATCTTAGGTAGAGTACAACTTGCTTATGAAAATCTACCAAAGTGGATGCAACAAGGAGTTATTAACTGGAACAAAGGTAATATTGAATTAGAAAATAAATCAGTCATTGTGGCGGCTGCAACATCTTCAAGTGCTATTCGAGGTGGTTCTTACAACATTATCTTCCTTGACGAGTTTGCTTTCGTACCTGCTAATATTGCCGAGCAATTCTTTAGTGCTGTTTATCCTACAATTTCTGCTGGTACACAAACTAAAATGATTATTGTATCTACACCATATGGTATGAATCAGTTTTACAAATTATGGACAGACGCAGAGAATAAAAGAAATGACTATGTGCCAATTGAAGTGCATTGGTCAGAGGTGCCAGGCAGAGATGAAGCTTGGAAAGAAGCAACAATAAGAAACACCTCAGCTGAGCAGTTTCAACAAGAGTTTGAATGTGTTGACGGTAATACGATAGTTGAAACGGAAGATGGTAAAATAAAAATAGAAGATTTATATAAAAAATTGTTGAAAAAAAGAGTTGGACAAATGTTTAGAACTAATACAGATAATATAAAAATATTAAGTACAAGTGGATTTTCTAATTTTAATGGTATACAAAAGGTTAAAAGAAACCTTTATCAGCATATTATCTTTGATGATAAATCTGAAATAAAAACTTCTATTAACCATCCTTTTGGTAAAGATAAAATATTAGCAAGAAATGTAAAAGTAGGAGATTATTTAAGTAGTAAAAAAGTATTATATAATGAGTTGGTTAATGAAAAAATATTTTTATATGACCCTATAAATGTAGAAAAAGAAAACTTATATATTACTAACGGTGTTGTTTCTCATAATTGTGAATTTTTAGGTTCTGTAAACACACTTATTAATCCTTCTAAAATTAAAACACTTGCATACATGAATCCTATTCAGTCAAACGCTGGATTAGATGTATATGAAGACCCTAAAAAAGGTAATACATATGTTTGTACAGTTGATGTCGCCAGAGGTGTATCAAAAGATTACTCAGCATTTTTAATATTAGATGTAACACAAATGCCATTTAGAATTGTTGCAAAGTTTCGTAACAATGAAATTAGACCATTACTATTTCCACATACAATTGACCAGGTGTGTAAAGCATTTAATCATGCACATGTATTGGTAGAAACAAACGATTTAGGTCAACAGATTGCAGAAGCTCTACAGTTTGAATTAGAGTATGATAATTTGTTGATGACAACACAAAGAGGAAGAGCGGGTCAGATTTTGGGAGCTGGCTTTAGTGGGAGAGGTTCGGGATTTGGTGTTAAGATGACTAAACAAATTAAAAAAATTGGTTGTGCTAACATCAAAACCCTTATTGAAAGTGATAAGGTAATAATACAAGACTTCAATATTATAGAAGAAATGTCTACCTTTATTAGAAAAGGTCAAAGTTGGCAAGCAGATGATGGTGCTAATGATGACTTGATGATGTGTTTAGTTATATTTGGTTGGTTATCTAATCAACCTTTCTTTAAAGAACTGACAGATACTAACGCAAGACAAATGTTATATGAAGAACAGCAACATTTAATTGAACAGGATATGGCACCTTTTGGCTTTGTAGATGACGGAACACCAGACCATGAGAAATCGGAAGTAGATGAATATGGTACAGTATGGCATCCAGTCGTACATAAGGGCAGTTAGTCAAGTTTTTACTTATTATAAATATCAGTAAGGTTGACATTTTGATATGGGCATAAGAAAACTTATGAGTATTGAATATTTTAAAAGATTAATCTAATTAAAGGAGAGACCTAAATGGCATTTCAAGTATCACCAGGTGTTCTCGTACAGGAAAAAGACCTTACTAGAATTATACCAGCTGTTTCGACTTCTATTGGCGCTGTTGCTTTTCAAGCAACAAAAGGACCTTTAGACGAAGTAGTTAGTATTTCTAGCGAACAAGAATTAGTAAGTACATTCGGTAAACCTAACTCAACTACATTTGAGGGATTTTTTACCGCTTCTAACTTTCTAGCATATTCGAATTCGTTAAGAGTTGTCCGTGTACAGAATACATCTGTATCAAATGCTACCGAAAGCGGTAGTGCATTTGTAATAAAAAATACGACCGATTACCAAGACAATCACGCTGATGGTTCTGCTTCTGTAGGATTATGGGCAGCAAGAACAGCCGGTGCATGGGGAAACAATCTACAGATTGCTACTTGTCCATCTGCTACTGCTTATGAAGAACTAGCAAAAACAACTGTTGACGACACCTCTATGGCTGTCGGAGATACTGTTGTTACTGTTGATTCAGCTACAGGCATTACAGCAGGCGATATTGTTAACTTTGGTGACAACTACGAATACAGAGTTGTTAGTATTGCAACTAACGATTTAAGCATTGTAAGAAAAGACGAACCACAATATTTCGGAACTTCCGATTCTTCAGGTTTACATGCAGCCCCAACTAATGGTGCAAGTGTAAGAAGAAGATGGAAACATTACGATTTATTTGACAAAGCACCAGGTACATCACCATATGCATTAGCAAACGGTGGAGTAGGTGATGAACTGCATGTTGCAGTAATTGACGAAGATGGTGGTATTTCAGGAACTAAGGGCGAAGTATTAGAAATTTTTGGTGGACTATCAAAAGCTTCTGACGCAAAAACAGCTCAAGGTGGAATAAACTACTATCCAGATGTGATTTACAATTCATCAAACTACATCTATTGGATGGACCATAATGCTTCAGGTTCAAACTGGGGTAACGCAGCCTCAGGAACTACATTTACATCTGTTACTACTATAAGTGATGTTTCACTACAAGCAGGTGCTGACGGTTCAGTATCTACAGTAGGTCAGAAACTAACTGCTTACGAAAAGTTTGCAGACGCTGATACAGTTGATGTTGGTCTAATCATGGCCGCTGACGGTGACGCTACACATATCGACAACTTAATTACGATTGCTGAAAATAGAAAAGACGCAGTTGTATTTGCTTCTCCAGAAAGAAGTGATGTTGTAGGTATATCAAACGCAAACACACAAAAAGATAATGTTATAGGATTCTTTAATGCAATTCGTTCATCATCTTATGTATTGTTTGATAGTGGTTACAAATACTGTTACGACAGATATAATGATGTTTACAGATATGTACCTTTAAACGGTGATATGGCAGGTTTAAGTGCTAGAACTGACCTTGTTGCAGACGCCTGGTATTCACCAGCGGGTCTTAACAGAGGTATTGTTAGAGGCGCAGTAAAACTTGCTTTCAATCCACAAAAATCTCATAGAGATGAATTATACAGAGCTAGAGTAAATCCTGTGGCAACATTCCCAGGACAAGGAACTGTATTATTCGGAGATAAAACTGGATTATCAGCACCTTCAGCATTTGATAGAATAAATGTTCGAAGACTGTTTATCGTTTTAGAGAAGGCAATTGCGACTGCTTCTAAATTCCAACTTTTTGAATTCAATGATGAATTTACAAGAGCGAACTTTAGAAACATTGTAGAGCCTTTCCTAAGAGAAGTACAAGGTAGACGAGGTATCACAGACTTTTTAGTAGTGTGTGATGAAACTAATAACACAGGTGAAGTAATTGATAGAAATGAATTCATAGCAGAGATTTTTGTAAAACCTGCTAGAAGCATTAACTTCATTACTTTACAATTTATAGCAACAAGAACCGGCGTTTCGTTTGACGAAGTAGCAGGTTAGTAGAGGAGAAATAAAAAATGGCAAACATTAATGACTTCAAAGCTAAACTTGCTGGCGGTGGCGCTAGAGCCAATCAGTTTAAGGTTACAATGCCTTTTCCTGGTTACGCACAGGTTGGTGGAGAAATAGAAGAACTAGCATTCTTATGTGATACTACTCAGTTACCGGCAATGACAATTCCGTCATTTACGGTACCTTTCAGAGGTAGACAGATTAAGATTGCTGGCGATAGAACATATGCAGACTGGACAATTACTGTACTAAATGATACAAACTTCAAACTAAGAAATGCGTTTGAAAGATGGTCAAATGGTATCAATAATGCAACAGACGGTGAAGGCTTGACAAATCCAGCGGATTATCAAGTTGACGCTTTTGTTGACCAGTTAGATAGAAACGGAGCAACAATTAAGTCGTACACTTTAAGAGGTGTATTCCCGACTGAACTTGCTGCTATTGAATTGGATTACGGAACAAATGACGCTATAGAAGAATTTGGCGTTACTTTTGCGTACCAATACTTTGAAAGTAACACTACTACTTAATATATTTTTGAGGGCGGCCTAAAAATCGCCCTCTTAAAACTATTATAAATAGTAGTAATTAAAGTAAAGGATATTATTATGGCTGAATTATTTGGATTTTCTATCACTCGTCAAGTTAAAAAGGCGGATCCAAAACAAGGCTTTACACAACCACAGGCAGATGATGGTACACAAACTATCGCAGCTGGTGGTTATTTTGGTCAGTACCTCGATATGGAAGGTACGGCTAAAACAGAGCAGGACCTAATCCGAAGATACAGAGAAATAGCATTACACCCGGAATGTGACATGGCAATTGAAGATATTGTTAATGAAGCAATCGTGGCTAATGAATTGAAGGATGCTATTAGACTTAGGTTGGATGAAGTTCCTTTTGGTAAAGAAGTTAGACGAAAGATAGAAGATGAGTTTAAGGAAGTATTAAGGTTAATGAACTTTAATACAAAAGGTCACGACATATTTAGAAGATGGTATGTTGATGGCAGAGTTTACTATCATAAAGTTATTGATAGAGAATCACCTAGAAAAGGTATCACAGAGTTAAGATACATTGACCCTAGAAAAATCAAAAAAGTTAGAGAAGTAAGGAAGAAAAGACCTGACGGTCCTATGCCTCACGGTTTAACTATCATTGATGAGTATGAAGAATATTACTTATTCAATGAAAAAGGAATTGCCGGTACAACATCTGGTGGTATTAAGATTGCCCCAGATACAATTTCATTTGTACCATCAGGTTTAATTGACCAGAATAAAAATATGGTTCTGTCTTATATGCATAAGGCAATTAAACCAGTTAATCAATTGAGAATGATTGAAGACGCTGCTGTGATTTACAGAATCGCAAGAGCACCTGAAAGAAGAATATTCAAGATTGATGTTGGTAATTTACCAAAAGTAAAAGCTGAAGCATACCTAAGAGATGTTATGGCAAGATATAGAAACAAACTTGTCTATGACGCTTCAACAGGTGAAATCAGAGATGACAGAAACTATATGTCTATGTTAGAAGACTTTTGGTTACCAAGTAGAGAAGGTGGTAGAGGTACAGATATTACTACACTACCAGGCGGTCAAAACTTAGGTGAAATTACAGACATTGAATACTTTAGAAGTAAACTATATCGTTCATTGAATGTACCAGCGAGTAGATTAGAAGCAAGTCAAGGTTTCAATCTTGGTAGAAGTACCGAGATTACCAGAGATGAACTTAAATTTACAAAGTTTGTACAAAGGTTGAGAAAGAAGTTTACAGAGT